AATGTCTAGATATAAAAACAAAGTTGTAGTGAGAAATTCGGAAGAATTATACGAAGAGCATTTAAAAAAGCGCAATCGGAAATTCATTCGCCAATATCTGACACCAAACATGTACCATCCAGATGTGTATGATTATGCGAAGCTTGAGATCGTTACGCACACATGGAAGCGTGGAGATCGTTATTTTAAATTGGCTCACGAATATTATGGGAATTCAAAATTTTGGTGGGTAATTGCGTGGTTTAATCAAAAGCCTACCGAGGCATCTGTAGAACTTGGTGACGTTTTAGAAATCCCTCTTCCTTTAGAAAGAGCAGTCGCCGCCCTTCGTGGTCCGTTGTAAACTTAGTGGAGGTTCTTTATGTCTGAAGAAAAAATGCACACTATTAAAGATGAGGACAAGCAAATTGCCGCTCGGCGTTTGCAAGAATCTTGTTTTTTAATGGACAATTGGCCTATATTTTATAATCGGCAAGGTAAACACTTCAAGTACGAACATTTTGTACAGGCTGTCGGCGCACCAAATCAATTTGTAACTAGAATGGTGACGAAAGAAGGTCAAGAGGGGTTGATGGAAATAACCCCGGCGCAACTTTCTTATCTTGTCCCACGGATTCGTTTATTTAAAGTTTATTATCCCACCGAGGACAGTGAAGGTGAAGACGTAGAGTTGTTTTTCGATGATTATATGACACCAGAGACAGTTAGAAATATAACTGCCAGTCGTGCAGGTAGAGGCGCAGGTATAGGTATTAAAAGTTTTGATTGGAAGCTGGCTGGATCAAACCCCGCCGAAGCTGACAAAAATATTGAAGCGAAGTTAACATTGTATTTTCAATCAATGGAAGAGTTGTTGACGGTACAACAAACTCATGAGCTACAGGCTGGTGGCGGCAAACAAGAAGTTCGCTTCATTGATTTGATTCAACGGCAGAGAAAGTTTTATACTTTTGAAGGAGAGAATTCGTACAACAAGAAATACTTTAAAATTAAAGCTATGGTTGGCTGGGCATTACCTAAGTTTCATATTGATGCTCAAGGGGTTAGGACCGAAGCTGCTGGTTCTGTTGTAGATTATCTTAATGCGGCAACGGGAACCTTGACGCTGACCATGACTCAGCACAAGTTCGACTTTAAAGAGAATGGCGCAGTTGAGATTGAGATTGACTACATTGCATATATGGAAGGTGTGCTTTCTCATCCTGATGCTGATGTTCTCTTGATTGGCGGCGCAAAGGAGCGAGTCGATGCTAGAAATAAATCAATTAAGGCAAAAGAAGCAGAGATTAGTGCTGTTAATGCTGCCGAGAAGTGTAAAGAGATCGATGACGAGGATGCTAAAAAGCAAAGAGAAGAAATAAAAGAGGATATTGATGACTTAAAAGCTGAGCGAAGAGAGGATTTATCACTTGCCTATAAAAGATTTATATCTGAATTGATGAACTCCAAGAGAGTCTTCTCGGTAAAAATTCCTCAAGAAGAAGTGGGTCAGTGGCAGGAAAATTTAATGGGCATCTTCCCCGATGTAGGAAGGGGCAACACTCAGTTGACGCAGGGTGATGCAGCCAAACGACGGTTGGCGGCAGCTAGAGATCCGAACCCAGCTTGGGCAGAACAAGTGGGAACCGGGGCATCTGGTGGCTCAATGGCAAGTGCGGTTGATGCCATTGATGATTGGGTAAATTCTGGCAAGGTCGATATAAATGAGATTGCGGAAGAGTATGATGACGACGAGGCAGGCGATGGCTCAGAATATGTGCTTAACTATTTTTTCTTTGGAGCACTGATTGATATTGCGCTCAGCGTCTTGTATGAACACCCCAAGAGTGTAGTGTCTGAAATAAAAATGATTATGGGACCGCTACAGTTTACAGACCCACGAACGGGAACCGAAGAAATTATTTGTATCTCGGATGTTCCTGTTTCTCTGAACATGTTTATGATTTGGTTCATGGATAAGGTTGTAAAGAAGGGTAAGGATCAGTTTTTCGTCAAGGACTTTATCAAGCAGGCAATCACCGCACTAATTTCACCCGCACTAGGAACAAATTGCTGGGGGATTAAAGCCGGAAACTCAAGAGCTAGAATGGGATTCAGAATGATCAATGCTCCAGCTACCGACGACGGATCAGATAGAATTAAAAAAGGCACCAAGAAGGCGAGGGATTTTAATAAACATAAAATCAATTCTGATGATCCGTCTTCAATAATGCCCTATCCGTCCGACGCAAACAGATTTGGATTGAAGTCTTTTGATTATGCTTATTTTTATGCTGCCGCCATCAAGGTCGGGAATCTTAAGGGTAACGAGGCTGATGATTTAAAGAAGGGGATTTATCATTTGAAGATCGGAGCAGATCGTGGGCTTCTAAAGAAGGTCACATTTCAAAAAGAAGATGCACCCGGCTTGAAAGAGGCAAAAATGGTATCGGAAAGCTCTCCATTGTTACAATCAAGAGAATTATATAATGCTGATGTTAGTTTGTATGGTAACTCGCTGTGGGTGCCGGGAGCGATGGTATTTATTAATCCTACCTCGCTGGCACCGACCCCTAAAGCAGTAGCTTTGTCAACAGCCTTTGGAGGGACTGGAGATATTGCCAGAGACTTGGGGCTGGGTGGCTATTACATGGTCCTGAAAGTCGAGTCTGCGATTGAGTCTGGTAAATTTGAAACAACTTTGGAATGCAAGTGGCAGGCAGATGGCTCTGGAAACCCAGCACAAGGAAGACCAGAAGCCTGTGCAGAAGAGAATCCTGCGACGTTACAACCGGGTACAACATCTCCAAATGAAGGTGGCGTAGGTGATAATCCTATGCCGAATCTGCCAGCGGGTGTAACACCTCCAACGGGAGGTAGTTAAAAATGGCGAAGTCAAACGTTACGGACCTAAACAATCCCAAGGGTAATAATTCTTTAAAGTCTTTCGGTTCATTTTACTGGAGGGACTTATATAAAAAACACTCTTTCCCGCAGTTGGGTCCGAATTCTATTGACATGTGGTATGAGAGCCTTTTGTATGGTAGAGTCGATCCTGACGGACACATCATTTATCCTGACGAGGGGAAGTTAAAACAACTCGGCGGCACCACTAAAACAATATTTGCTTTAAATTTTGTTGCAGATGCTTGGGAAGATTTAAAAAAATATATGGAAAATGCTGCTAGCCGTGGGACAATAAACCCTGATCGGTCTGTCTACGCTGGGCTAACTCCTAAAAAGGGGTGGGTAAGTATTCATAAAGCTTATCACGATTGGAACGGCGCTCTAAATGAGATTTGGGACTCGTCGTTTATCGACTCTAAGAGGGATCAGAAGATTGTTAACTTTGAATCATTCATGAACCAGTACGTTCAGTTCATCGACTATGTTTCTTTGTATTTCCCCGTCACTCGCAGTGGTTTTTTAGCATCAAAGTTTGGAAGCCCAATGTTCAGCGGTCTTGTCATTGAATTTACTGATGCTAGTCATGCTGACGACTCGTTGAAATATAAAGGCTTCATTCTGGATGCAAACTTTAACTTTTTTAGACGTGCGGCTGAAAGGTTCGGGTTTTTCGTAGACAAGAATGCTCCTTGGCGTCTGGTCGCAGACCTTAATTCAAGGGCAATGAAAAGATACATGCGAAGACATGGAGCCACGTCGAAAGAATCAATGTTTAAAAGATATTTTCACCGTTCTTACAGATTTGAGTTAAATTTAACTAAACATTATTGTGTGGGGTGGTATAATGAGTATGTAGCACAGGGTCCGATGATTACTAAAATTCACGCAGGCGCTAGTGGTTGCAGTACGAGGTCCGAATTGATTGAGAGGATGATGGTTACGGAAGAAGAGCTTGAAGAAAAATATACAGACGACTATTGGTTGAGGCTGTATTGTTTTGCGAGGGCAAGGGAGTCCCGCAGGGATTGGAAGCAGGTGCATTTTGACAATGTTGTAAAAAAAGGGATCGAATACAAAAAATTCCTTGACAACGAGAGAGGAATGTGTTACATTAGTGATAAGTTCAAAAGAGTTCAGCCTCCACAGAGGTTTGAGTTCTTTGATTTGACAGATGAACAGATACAAACGAGACTTAGAAATAATCTGATGCGCCGAGACAAGGGCAAGTTCAAATTTTAGGAGAATTAGTTGCCATTTCAATTGTTGGATGACAAGAAGCATTGTGTTGGGGTTTTTACTGGCGACACAATTGTTTATGACAGTATCCCAGAAAATTTATCACAAACGTGGTCATATGCCCCTGCTCTAAAGGGACGCAAAATTGATTATGCCCAGATTTACTGTGGTGGACGGTCATTGGATGAAGTGTGTCCAGAGAACATTCGCCCCCACTGGCAATCAGTTAGTAAGAAGATGAAGGCATATTTACGTTCTTTCCTTGAGGCTAAGGTTTCACTGGACGAACATTGTTTTTATGATTTAGTACCGGAGAATTTTCTTTATGAGTATTGCCGTGTTAAAAATTTAATTACGGCAGCGGTCTTTGACGCCTATCCAAAGCCAAAGAACTATGAGTTTATGGTCAAGCTGAGCGAGGTAATGGGAGACATAGGAAACAACGACCTTGCGTTGAACCCATCGGCTCTTAATAGTGAGCGGCACAACACAAGGGTTAGGAATTTTTGGAAGCAAATTGTTAACATGAGGAATCCAAGAATTTCTTATAATGTATTCGGCACTAAGACTGGTCGGCTAACCACCCACAAGAAAAGCTTTCCGATCTTGACGATGGATAAAGATTACAGAAAGATTCTGCAACCAACCAACGACTTGTTTGTTGAGCTAGACTTCAATGCAGCGGAGCTTAGAACGCTCTTAGCCCTGTCTGGCAAGGACCAGCCCACAGAAGACATGCATAATTGGAACATAAAAAATATTTTTGGGGGTGGCGTAACGAGGGACGAGGCTAAGAAAAAGATATTTGCTTGGCTTTATAATCCGAAAGCCCTTAACAAAAAAGCAGAAGCGGTGTATAATAGATCCATTGTTGTACGAAGTTACTTCAATGGGAGCCAAGTGGAGACAGTTTGTGACAGGACAATTCCAGCAGATGAGGAACATGCCTTGAATTACATTATTCAAAGCACAACCAGCGATGTGTTCTTGGGACAGTTGCTTGCTGTGAATGATTATCTTCAAGACAAGGAGTCACGAATAAGTTTTTGCATTCATGACAATTTAGTGCTTGACATTAAAGAGAAAGAGTGTTATATTATACCACATGTCATCAAGTTGTTTGGTGATACTCCATTTGGCGAGTTCAGGGTGAACGTGCGGGTGGGTAAAGATTTTGGAAACATGAAGGAGTTAACAAATGGCAACAACAGTATATAACAAGCTGGTTCGGGACGAAATTCCGACCATCTTGGTTAATAAAGAAAAAGAATTCAAGTGGCACAAGGCTGTGGACGTTGAAGAGTACACCCGTGCGCTTAAGGCAAAGTTACAAGAAGAGGTGGGTGAGTTTCTAGAGCAACCATCCATTGAAGAGATCGCTGATATTAGTGAAGTCCTAGATGCTCTAGCTCACGTCCTTGGACACGATAGCTTCGCTGTTATGAAGGTTAAAGAGGATAAAGCTGCTACCCGTGGTCGGTTTTACAATGGATACATTTTAGAGTCGGTCGAGGATTAAGATGGATGTGATTGTTGGGCTAGGTCAGGCGGGTTGCCGTGTGGCAGATGAGTTTGCTAAGCATTCTCAATATAAAATATTCAAGATCGATGCGGGTGTGGAATCCACAGGCGCTAATGTATATTCTATGCCAGTCCAAACAAGCTCAGAGTTGTATGAGTCCTCCTGCCCAAGTCTAATAAAGTTTTTTAAGAAGATCAAATCGGAAGAAGAAATTTTATTTATTGTGGGCGGCGGCGGCAAAATATCAGGGGCAACTCTTCAACTCATGGAACAGCTTAAATCTTCTGGGAATGATTTGAGTTTGCTCTATGTGAAGCCAGACATTACTTTGATCGGCGGCGTCAAGTACATCCAAGACAGAGTGACTTATTATATTCTGCAAGAGTATGCTAGGTCGGGAATGTTTGAAAGGATTTATTTAATTTACAATCCAAGCGTCGAAGAGGTGGCTGGCGAGGTTCCAGTCGAAGGGTATTATGAGAAGTTAAATGAAACGGTGGTGTCAACCATCCACATGATTAACATTTTTAAAAATACAGACTCGATTCTTGAGAATATCTCACCACCAGATATACACACACGGATTTCAACATTTGGAATCATTGATGTAGAGACAGGAGAAGAAAAATCTTTTTTTCCACTTGACAACGTGAGAGAAAAGTGTTATTATTTTGCTATACAAGAAAAGTCCTTAAAGGACGGCAAAATGTTCAAGTCACTAAAGGAGCAGATTAGAAGCAAAGCAGAAAAAGAAGACGTTAGGATTTCGTATAGAATCCACAAGACAAAGTATGATAAAAACTTTGCCTACTGCGTGTCCTACTCGGATGCGATTCAAGGTGAAGAAAAATTAAAAAAAAGCTTAACAAGCTAGTCCAAATGGGCTATAATAGTAACAAGAAAGGAGAGAGAATATGAAAGCATATACAGCAACATTTCGCAAGAAGAACGGTGACGAGCGCACCATGAATTTTGTGCAATTAAATGAACTTCCAACGGAATTTCTGAATACCAAGGTCAATGGGTCTGGTACTGAACGAAATCTCGCTGAAGGTTTGGAACTTGTTTGGGATATTGAAAATAACGGTTTCCGAGTTTTTAACTGGAACACTGTTGTCGGAACCCCCGATCAATATGTTCACACCAACACCAATTTTTTGAATGTTGGGGTTAACAAAACCACCGCTACTGTGGTATAGTAGTAAAACAGATATTCGGAATATTTGCCGAATATACTCAAGGGTAATTAACCCGCTTAAATAGGAGAAAGTAAAAATGGGTATTGATCTAAAAAAGATGAGAAGTAAGCTTAATAAGCTAAGCAGCGGAGGCAAGGACTCTAAGTTCTGGCGTCCGTCAGATGGGGAACAGACGATTCGTATTGTTCCAACAGCAGATGGAGATCCTTTCAAGGAGTTTTGGTTCCATTATAACCTTGGCAAGAACGCTGGGTTTTTGAGTCCAAAACGAAACTTTGGTGAGGCTGATCCATTGGACGATTTCATTCGTCAGCTTTGGAGTGAGGGCACCGATGATAGTGTCAAGATGGCTAAGAATCTTGGCGCTCGTCAGCGTTTCTTCTCGCCCGTAATTGTGCGTGGTGAAGAGAGCAAAGGTGTGCGAATTTGGGGATACGGTAAGACTGTGTATGAGCAGCTTCTTAACCTTGTTCTCAATCCTGAGTACGGTGATATTACTGATCCGTCCGAGGGCACTGACCTTACGATGGTTTATGGTAAGCCAGCGGGAGCGTCGTTTCCACAGACACGACTCACCCCGTCACGAAAGACCACTTCGGTGTGTCCTGAATTGACGGATGAGCAGTGTGCTGAAATGCTTGAGGCAATCCCTGAGATCGACGGGTTGTTTGATCGCAAGACTCCACAGGATGTACAAACCATGCTGGATGAGTACCTTGCGTCGGATGACGAATCGGCTGAGGAATCCTCTTCTGAAACCACGAAGTATAACAGTTCTAGTAATACTTCTAATACGGTTGAAGATGCGTTTAATGACTTGCTCGGTTAGAAGTTAGAGCAATCCCACAGGGAGGCACAGGGTTATCAGGTGCCTCAACTTTAACGTGTTACTCAACACACACACAACCTTGGAGGGTATATTATGAGTAATGACAGTAGAAATGCGTATGAACTACGCACCGATTTGCTAGGAATGGCAATCGGAATCCTTGAGAGTCGCAATGGGCGACAAGAAAGCAATGAACATTTCCTTGCAGAGAATGATGGCGCTTACCACCGTAAGCCAATCACTCCCTATGCAACAGAAGACGTTCTTGTGGAGGCTGAAAAACTCTATCAGTTTGTTCAAACGAAGTAGAGATTAGTAAGTCCCACAGGGAGGCACAGGGTTATCAGGTGTCTCATTTTTTTAATGTTATCAAACATTTTATAATAAGGGAAATACAGTGGCTAAAAAGAACAATGACAAGGCGGGAAAGCTTTCCGTCGCTGATATGCGGAAGCTTATCAACAAACGAGCAGGGTCAAATGTTGCATTTGATTTGACAAATGGAAGCCCCACGGAGGTAGTGGATTTTATTCCGACTGGCTCTCGCTGGCTAGACAGTATTATTTGTCGAGGCAAGTTAGGTGGAGTTCCAGTTGGCAAGGTGACAGAATTTGCTGGTTTGGAATCTACAGGTAAATCTTATATGGCGGCACAGACCGCAGCCAATGCTCAAAAAATGGGTATTGATGTGGTTTATTTTGATGCTGAATCTGCAATTGATCCATCGTTTCTTGAAGCGGCTGGGTGTAATGTCGAAGAGGTTCTTTATGTACAGGCAGAGTCGGTCGAGTTTGTGCTGGAAACAATTGAAGAGTTGTTGGCTAGTTCTGACAATAGACTGTTGTTTGTGTGGGACAGTCTAGCCTTGACACCAAGTAGGACCGACATTGAGGGAGACTATAACCCTTTGAGTTCAATGGCAGTGAAGCCACGAATCCTCTCTAAAGGTATGGCGAAACTGGTGCAGCCGATTGCAAATGCTCAAGCCACCTTACTGGTTTTGAATCAGCTAAAGACAAACATTACAAGCAACGTGGCGGAAGCCATGACAACTCCGTACTTCACGCCGGGGGGTAAGGCAATGCACTATACTTATAGCTTGCGTGTGTGGCTGACCGGACGAAAGGCAAAGGCTTCTTTTATTGTGGATGAACACGGTTATCGTATCGGCTCCGAAGTAAAGGTAAAGATTCAGAAGTCTCGCTTTGGGACTCAAGGTAGGCAATGTGCTTTCAAGATTTTGTGGGGCGGCGAAGTCGGCATCCAAGATCAGGCAAGTTGGCTTGAGGCTGTGAAGGGCACAGACAATGTGGTGAACAGCGGTGCATGGTATACGCTCAAGTATGCCGATGGCACCAGCGAAAAGTTTCAATCTAGTGGTTGGGATGAGAAGCTGGAAAGCGAAAAGTTTAAAAATAGAATCCTAGAAATCATGGACGATGAGATTATTTTAAAGTTTGATCGACGTGAGGGTGATGCCTCCAATTTTTATGATGTGGATGGAGAAGAAGAGTCACAACCTCAAGAAGCATAAAAGTGAAAATATGCCTTGACAAAAACCTTCGCCCGTGTTATATTATATCTAACATGGACGAAGGCTTTTTATTAGGTGGAGCAGTGTGTAAAGAAGTAAGAGCATTGAGAATGGCGGCTAAGGCAGCAGAGCAATCTGGGCATGATACATTTAGGCATGGGGCGGTTCTGGTTAAGGGCGGCTCAATTCTAAATATTGCAGCCAATAGTGATAACCATACTGCCTTCGGGCAGAGGTTCAGAGATCAACCGGGTCGAGCAACACAACATGCAGAGACAGCATGTATTCTTGGACTCGACAAATCTACAACACAAGGGGCAGTAATTTATACTGCAAGAGTAAACAAGCTAGGCGAGTGGAAGATGAGCAAACCTTGTTCAATGTGCCACGAAGTTATGAAGTTTGTTGGTATTAAGAAAGTAGTCTATACAGTTGGACCCGCCGAGTGGGGTTCATATAAATTTACGGAGGAAATAGAGGTAGGTTATGAAGATCCAGTTAATTAGTGACATTCACTGCGAGTTCCATGATGATAAAGGTCGGTACTTTGCGAAGAACCTTCCAGTAGAAGGCGCAGATGTATTGGTAGTTGCAGGCGACTTGGGAACTGTCGATACACTACATGATGTTTTAAAGATTCTTTGTTCAAGGGTTCCCAACGTTGTATACGTTGCAGGAAATCACGAATATTATAGTTCTAATCGAGGGGTGGTCAATCGTGCATTACAAAAAATCTCTAAGAGATATAAAAACTTTCATTGGCTAAATAATAATGTCGCAGAGATTGACGGTCAGAGATTCATTGGTGCAACAATGTGGTTCGCAGATGGTCCCGGCAATTGGGCATGGGAAGGTCAGATGACAGACTTTAGAGCCATCCAAGGGTTCAAACGTTGGGTGTATGACGAGAACAAAACGACCCAAGAGTTTTTTACTGATAATGTTCAGCAGGGTGACGTGGTTGTAACACACCACTTACCAACAGACCTTAGCATTAATTCAAAATTTAAAGGTTCAGAGTTGAATAGGTTTTTTGTTTGTGATATGAGCAACCTTATTCTGGATAGCAAGCCATCTTTGTGGTTGCACGGACACACACACGAATCTTGCGATTATACCGTGGGAGACACGAATGTACTGTGTAATCCATATGGATATAGACATGAGAACCACGGCTTGTTGAATAATAAATTTAATCCAAGGTGTCTTGTACTCACATAGGAGGTATAGTTATGAAGAGAGCGGTAATAATTGATGCATTAAATATGTATTTCAGGGCATACATTGTAGACCCATCATTGTCTACCAACGGTCAGCCGATTGGAGGAATGAAGGGGTTCTTAAAAATATTACAAAAGCTGGTTAGAGAAACAAAACCTGACATGATTATTGTGTGTTGGGATGGAGCAGGCGGCTCACAAAAAAGGAAGACTCTTGTTAAGAGTTACAAAGAGGGTCGCAAACCAATTCGCCTTAATCGACAGATAAGAAACTTGTCTGAGAATGAAGAAGTAGAGAATAAAATTTGGCAACAGACCAGACTGGCAGAGTATCTTAACGCTATGCCGATTGTACAGATGGTATTAGAGAGCGTCGAGGCTGATGATATAATTGCTGAAATGGTGCGGCTCTCTCACCTCAAGGGTTGGCAAAAGGTTATAGTTTCCAGCGACAAAGATTTTATTCAGTTGTGTGATGATGAAACAATCTTATTCAGACCAATCCAAAAAGAGATTTTGAATAAACTTTCCATCACAGAAAAGTTTGGTATTCACCCGTTGAACTTTGCTCTTGCTAGGGCAATCGTAGGTGACAAATCCGATAATTTGGGCGGGGTCAGTGGCGTTGGTCTACCCACAGTGGCTAAGCGGCTACCATTCTTGTCGGAGGAACATTCTTATACTCTTGATGAAGTGTATCAACACTGCCTCACTGAGAGCGAGAGTGAAGATAATAAAGTTAAAGCTTATCAAAATATTGTTGAACAATATGACAAAGTTGAGTTAAACTATAAGATGATGCAATTGTATTCACCAAGCATCTCAGTACAGGGGAAGGGTAAGGTTCGCTATGCGGTAGAGAATTTTGACCCAGCCTTCAACAAGACTGAGATTAGAAAGATGATGATTCAAGACGGCTTCGGTGAGTGGAATTGGAATGATTTGTTTCAAAATTTTAAACGCATTTCAGTGGGATATTAAATGACAGAGCGAGAACAGAATGATTTTTCAAAATACGGAACCAAATTTCAAGAGGGATTTGCTGCTCTAATTTATCAAGACAGAACATTTTCAGATCAAATCCGAGAAGTTCTGGACGTAGAGTTTTTGGAGTTGAAGTACCTTCAGTTATTCGTTGAGAAAGTGTTTGACTATCGAGACAAGTATGAGTCACACCCATCACAAGACACGATGGTTACAATCTTACGGACAGAACTAGAAGATTGTAATGAGCTTGTAGCTCAACAAATTAAGCAGTTTTTTGCAAGGGTTATTTCTGAAAGTAAGATCGACGGCGCTCAATATATTAAAGACGTGTCTCTTAATTTTTGCCGGAAGCAGAAACTAAAAGGTGCTCTGATCGAGTCAGCCGATCTCATCCTTAAAGATGACAATTCATCTTACGATGAAATTAGAAAGATGATTGACAATGCTCTAAAGCTTGGCTGTGATAATGATTGTGGCTACGATTATCTTGCAGATTTTGAGAGGCGGTTTGAGATCAAATCTCGCAATCCAATTTCAACTGGTTGGAATCTGGTGGACTCTCTTCTGCATGGGGGCTTAGGTAGTGGAGAATTGGGTGTTGTGATAGCACCCACGGGCGTTGGTAAGTCAATGGCTTTGGTTCACCTTGGCGCACAGGCAGTCAAAGAAGGGAAGACTGTAATTCATTATACGCTGGAGTTGGGAGACACTGTTGTTGCCTCCAGATATGACAGTTGCATCACAGGAATCGGACTGAACGACTTGTGGAATAGCAAGGAAGAGATTTATAAAAGGGTAAAGGATCTAGAGGGTAGGCTTATTGTTAAGGAGTATCCTACGAAAACTGCTACAACACAAACGATTGAAAACCATTTGGAAAAACTAATTAGATTAGGGATGACACCAGATGTGGTGATTGTAGATTACGGAGATTTATTGCGCCCAATTCATCAAAGAAAAGAAAAAAGAAACGAGTTGGAATCTATTTATGAAGAGCTAAGGGCGTTGTCTCAGAAGTATTGTTGTCCCGTTTGGACAGCTTCACAGACTAATCGCTCTGGACTTAATGCAGAGGTGATTACAATGGAATCAATTTCAGAGGCATTCAATAAATGTTTTGTAGCAGATTTTATTTTTACAATTTCACGCACCATCGAAGATAAAACCTCAAACGAGGGAAGAATCTTCATTGCAAAAAATCGTAATGGACCAGATGGTATTGTCTTTCCAATTTTCATGGACACTAGAAATGTACACATGAAAGTCTTGGCGAAGACTGATGAAACCATTGCACAGATCACCGAGAACTCTGCGAAGAAACAACAAGCACTGCTTCGTGAAAAGTATAAAGATTTTAGAAGCAAGAGAAAAAAGAAGGGTGAGGAAAATGACAGCTAATGCTGAGGAAGTTAAGAAGGAAACTTTAAATTATTTTAAAGGCGATGAGTTGGCAACAAATGTCTGGATGACAAAGTATGCTCTCAAGAACAGAGAAGGTGAATTCCTAGAAAAAACACCAGATGATATGCATCACCGACTGGCAAAGGAATTTGCCAGAATGGAAGAAAAGTTTAACGCTGGGCACGAACTCAGCGAGGAACGGATTTATAATTATCTGAGGGACTTTAAATATATTGTCCCACAGGGTTCTCCCATGATGGGAATAGGAAATGATCATGTCAATGTGTCGCTTTCAAACTGCGTGGTGGTTGAGTCACCTAGAGACAACATCTCTTCCATCGTTAACGCAGGGAGGGATCTTGCTAATTTATTTAAGCGTAGGTGTGGCGTTGGTCTTGATATATCTAATCTGCGACCGGACGGAACCACAGTAAATAACTCTGCTGGTACGACTACGGGAGCATGGAGCTTTGCAGACTTTTATTCTTATGTCTGTCGAATGATTGGACAGAATGGAAGACGAGGTGCGCTCATGATCACGATGGATGTTCGCCACCCCGACATTGAGAAGTTCGTGACTATGAAGCAAGACCTGACAAAAGTTACAGGTGCGAATGTTTCAATTAAGATAAGCGACGAATTTATGGAGGCTGTTGAGAACGACGAAGAGTTCACCTTGCAGTATCCAGTTGATAGCGAAACACCTACTATAACTAAGCATATCGCAGCTAAAGAGTTGTGGAATACAATTGTAGAATCAGCCACAACCACAGCCGAACCGGGCTTACTGATGTGGGGAAATATTGAGAAGTATCTTCCCTCAGAGTGTTATGCTGATGTGGGATTTAAAACTATTTGTACCAACCCATGTTCAGAGATCCCCCTCTCCGCTTATGATAGCTGTAGGTTGATTTCTATTAATCTTAAAAATTTCGTTGACAATGGGTTCACTTCGGATGCAAAGTTTGATTTTGAAAAGTTTGCTGATGTAGTTCGGGTGTCCATGAGGCTGTCAGATGATTTAGTAGAGTTGGAGACAGAGAAGCTTCGGAATATTATGGAGGTGTCGGACACGCAAGACGAAATGGAATTGTGGTCAAAACTTCTTAGGGCTTGTGAAGACGGAAGGCGTACAGGCTTGGGAACACACGGTCTAGCCGATGTGTTGGCTCTCATGCGACTACCGTATGATTCCGAAGAGGCAATTGTTGTCACTGAAAAAATTTATAAAACCCTGAAAGAAGAAGCCTATCGTGAGAGCGTGGTGCTGGGTCGAGAGCGTGGAGCTTTCCCGGTCTTTGACTGGGAGAAAGAGAAAGACAACGCATTCATTAAAACATTACCTGCTGATATTTTAACTCTGTTGCAGGAGTATGGGCGAAGAAATATTTCTATTCTCACCAATGCTCCTACGGGCAGTGTTTCAATTTTGTCTCAGACCAGTTCAGGGATTGAGCCAGTGTTTCGTAATTCATATATTAGACGACGGAAACTGGACCATAGCGAATCCGAGGTGGAGGCTGATTTTGTGGATGATGTTGGAGACAGGTGGAAAGAGTTTGAGGTCCACCACCACAATGTTCGTGAATACTTTGAAGCCACGGGCAGAAAAAATCCTCCCAAGTATTTTGTAGAATCTGACCAAATTGACTGGCAAAAAAGAATTAAAATTCAATCAGTGATTCAGCAGCATATTGATCACGCAATCAGTTCAACTATTAATTTACCAAAAGGGACCAGTCCTGAAGTTGTTGGCGAGTTGTATCTAGAGGGCTGGCGGCAAGGTCTTAAAGGTGTTACTGTTTATGTTGATGGAAGTAGGAGTGGCGTCTTGTTGGCAAAACGAGATGAGACTACAGATTTTCCACAACATGAGTCGCCAAAACGACCAGAGATTTTAGACTGCGATATTCACCACACCACAATTGGCGGCGAGAAGTGGACAATCTTGGTTGGCTTGATGGAAGGGAAACCATACGAAATCATGGGTGGCGAAGCAAATATGATTGAGATTCCCAAGAAATACACTGCTGGTGTATTAACTAAGCATCATTTTAAGACAAAAAACAACAGATATGACTTGACATTTGGTTTCAATGGTGATACAATTACAATTAAGGATATGGTCAAGGCGTTTGACAACCCCAACAACTCTTCGTTTACTCGCATGATTTCGTTGGGTCTTAGGCACGGTGCGAGGGCTAGGTTTATGGTTGAGCAACTACAGAAGGACAAAGACAGTGACATGTTCAGCTTTGCTCGCTGTATTGCTCGCATTCTCAAGACCTATATTCAGGACGGTGAAGTTCCGAGTGACAGAGCTTGTCACAGTTGTGACGCCATCTCCCTAATCTATCAAGATGGGTGCGTAACCTGTACATCGTGTGGCTATGCTAAGTGCGGGTAATCGCAAGAGAAAAAAACTGAAAAAAAGACTTGACAAGCTGACCAATTTAGGGTATGATATACATATAAACAATTGGGGAACACCCAAAGGAGAGAGAAATGAGTGCTAAACTAACAACCGACAGCAATACCGATAAGGTGGAGCAAAACATCGAAACCTTTATTAAGAGCTTTGAGGTGATCGAAGATCACATGGAAGTTTATAAAGAGCAGAAGCGTGATTTGCGAAAAGATTATCTTGACAACCATAAGCTTGATAAGGATCAGATGCGAATGGCTGTGAAGGCTTATCGACTCATGAAGGGTGGAGATTGTATGGATCAGCTTTCTGATTTCTACGCAAAGGTTTGCGACATTTGTAAGTAAGGAGAACTCTCTATGAAGAGAATTATGAAAGGTACAATTGCGGCAGCATTGCTGGCGACAACCGTTGGTTGTCATGCTCACATAAGAACAACGCCAGTGGTGTATTCTTATACAGTGGAGCAGCCCAAGCCTGTGATTGTGGTTAGGGTGCAACGTTCACCACCGAGAACGGTGGTTGTGCGTCCAAGACCTAGACCACACCACACGCATGTGGCTCCCCGTCATCATACGGTTCGGAGCAACAGGGGTCACAATCACCGCCGACATTATCACAATCACCACGGCAAACGAGTCGTGTGCCACAGGAGACATTAAGATGAGTAAATTTATTCCATGCAATCGACACTTATTGATTGAATGCCAACCTCAAGAAGCCAACGAGGAACCATCGGTAGTTTTAATCCCAGAGGGAGTGACTATTGCCCCAGCCTATTCTTTAGTTAAGCTGTTGGCAGTAGCGCCTGATTGTGAAAAATTTAATGGCGAGACAGGAGCACTGCTCATCGTTAACAGTGGCATGATTGAGGATATTGAAGTTGGTAAAACCTGCTTTAGTGTGATTTTAGAAAATCATGTAGTGGGATTATACTTTGATGACGCTGCGAAAGGCGAGTAGCAATGACCTTGGTGGAATTATTGTGCTTGGCATCTGTATCAATAGGTATAGGCGACTATCCAGACAGAGCAGAGTACGCATGTAAGCACATGTCCACTGTAGTTGCCGCAGCAGAGGCAACCAACGTCAAACCAGAAATTCTGGTGGCGTTGATTCATCATGAGAGCCGATGGAAACCAAAAGCTAAAAGCAAGGCTGGTGCCTGTGGGTTGACTCAAGTTCTTCCAAAATATACTGGTTCAAAAAAGGTTGGCAATCCAAAATATACTTGCAAACAATTGTTTGATCCCACAACTAGCATTTGGGCAGGAAGCAGGGTACTTTCCTACTTCACTCACAGATATGGTAGGGGAAAATATAAGATTGGATTGTGTGCTTATTTGGCTGGCTTTAGATGTAAGGGCAAGACCCCTAATGAATCTGGCGTGAGATATTCTAGAAGTGTGCGAAGAACTGCGAGCAAGTTGTTGGCAGAAGTAAACAAAATTAAAAGAGAACAACGTTGATTTATGATTTAGAGTATGACCGGGTGGTGTTAGGTGGCGATCTGCAATCTTTAAAGTACGCTCACAAAAACACTTGCCCGGTCATATTTTTTAATCCAAACCCCCCAAATATAATTGAAGGTGGTCGAGAAGAATGGGACGCTTTATGTATGTCCCTTTCCCTTGCGGGGTTAATTCCTTTTGGGGAAAAGGTTTCTCGGCTGCGTATAGAGAATAATAAATTAATTGTGATAGCATCGAACAAAACATACGTTGTCGCTGTCGGTCAAAAGCTGATAGTTTCTAACAACGGAGACAATATTGAGGGATTGCCGACGCCATATGAGAAGTGTGATAAATTTAAAGTTGTGGATTGGATTAATGTATATTCTGGAATGTCACATGACATTCATGTCATAGAAGATACAACAGACTTTGTTAAGTGTGTATTCTTTTATCCAACCGAGAGGCTTGATGGCTACCACCCCGACAAAAAGGACGCAGCAGCTATTTCATACATGACGGGGGCGCAGCTAAAAGATCCAGACTGGTCCGATTCCTATGTTCGGTTGAAGGTCTTGAAAATGATGCAGGATCACGGCATTCGTGGAAAGATCGAGGTTGTTAAAAGAGAAGTACAGCCAGACGAAAAAACTATTTATCCGAAAACAGAGTTTGTAGAATTTATATGATTGAGAATGGACCACAAAATATAAACTCTTTCCATTTGGCTGGGATTGTACCTGTCGCTGGTCAACCACTTGAGTTTAATTTTCCTTGGCACGATTCATTGATGCCCATTGGACTAGATTATCTTGCGGTGGAACGAGCAGTGTATGAGAGTGCAATGGCTGGGTGTGAAACGATCTGGATTGTGTGTCATGCTAATATGCAACCTCTTATAAGACACCGTGTCGGTGAGTCGGTATACGATCCAGTTTCACTCAATCGAGGTCCGTTCCCCACTCAAGAAGAGCGTAAGATTCCAATTTTTTATGTGCCGATACACCCGAAGGACAGAGACAGGAGAGACTGTCTTAGTTGGAGTGTCCTACACGGTGCCGTAACAGCATATCACCTAAGCAAGCAGTTAAGTAAATGGGTGGCTCCAGACAGATACTATGTTTCTTTTCCTTACGGGGTATATCCAGTTGAAGTCTTGCGTGAACACAGAAAAACAATTTCAAGCAGACAACCTTTTTGCTTGACAACGGGGGGAGAGTCTGTTATAAAAGGGCACTACCTTGGATTCACATTTGACGCCGAGGATTTTAAAAAATGCCGTGACGTGGTTAAGAAGCAAGGAACTAATATGATGGGCAGCGATGGGAAAAGATTGCCCCTACATAAACAATACTCTGCAAGACATTTTTCCCTTGACAAAGTTTTTGAATCTGTTATAATAGACAAACAGATCGAGGTTCCGTGGTATCACAACATAGACACATGGAGTGGGTATGAACAGTACATTGGTTCAAAAGAAAGCAAACAAATTATCAGACCGGAGAGGTTAAAATATCATGAGTGGAACCCAATTGGATTTGGAAATGACAGTGAAGGAAAGTAAGGCTGTGCAATCAAGACTGGAGGGGAAATACAATAGTGTTTCTTATCTAGAGAAGGAAGATGTAGGCTTTCCCAATTATTATTATGAATTGACAACTGAACAGAAGTTTTTTGTTGACAGCCTGATGTATATGTTGTATAATAGGGAAGATATAGAAGAAGTTGTTGATTGCATTAAATCAGCACAAGATGAATTAGAATTAGCAGTCAGCAGACTGGAGAAAGTATGACCGACACAGCACGAACACAGTCCTCAATCCCCTTTGTGGGGCTTCACGCTCATAGCGTAGCGGGTTCACCGTTTGATGGAATAGGATACCCACAAGAGCACATGGACTACGCCTATGGCAATGGTATGGATGCTCTTGCTTTAACTGATCATGGCAATGCCAATGGGCTGGCATATCAAGTGCTTCATGCGAAGAGAATGCATGAAGATGGTAAAGATTTCAAACCCATCTTTGGTGTTGAGGCTTACTTTATTAAATCAATTGCTGAGTGGCAAAAGGTTTATGATGAGAAGCAATCTCAAAAGAAAGGTCGAGGTTCCAAAAAGAAGGTAGTCTCACAGGGCACAGTTATTGAAACTGAAACTCGGCAGCAAAATGATATTCTTCGGCAGCGTAGTCACCTGATTCTACTGGCTCAAAACCAGACGGGATTAACTAATATTTTCTCCCTGATCTCAAAGTCGTTTCTGCCAGAGAACTTTTATAGATTCCCTCGCATTGATTATGATTTGTTGCGTGAGCATAGCGAGGGTGTGATTGTTGCGTCAGCTTGCTTGAGTGGGATCTACTCTAATGATTTCTGGCGTAACAAGGACGCAGGCGAAGAGGCTGTTCTTGAGGCGATGCGAGAAACCACCCGCAACATGCAAGATATTTTTGGAGACAGGTGGTACGGCGAGTTGCAGTGGAACTCTGTTCCAGAGCAGCACGAAGTGAACAGATACATTATCAAGATTCAGGAAGAGTTTGGGTTTGAACTAATCTCTACTGCCGACAGCCACTATCCAACGCCAGAGGCGTGGAAGGATAGGGAGCTTTACCGCAAGCTTGCGTGGCTTAACAGCAAGGGAAGTAATACGGATACTGCGCTACCAGAGTCTATTGAAGACATGGCATATGAACTGTATCCTAAAAATGGCGACCAGATGTGGGAGGCATACCAGCGGTATTCTGCTAAGTGTGGCGTTGCGTATGATGACGACCTAGTTCTAAAGTCTATTACAAACACACACTCAATTGCCCATGACCGAATTGAATCTTTCATGCCAGACAACGAGGTAAGGCTACCAGATTTCGTGGTGCCTGATGGTATGACCGCAGACGAAGCGTTGTCCCAGTCATCCGTCGAGGGCTTGCGTAAAATTGTAGAGCCGATGGACGACGAAAAGACTCTACAATACATCAATCAACTGAAAAGAGAGTTGGAGGTTATTAAAGATCGAGGATTCAGCAAATACTTTCTCACCATGAAAGCAATTGCAGATAAATCATCTGCCATTCAATTGGTTAGTCCCGGTCGTGGTTCGGCTGCTGGTTCGCTGGTTGCGTATGCCTTGAACATTACGCAAGTTGATCCTATTAAATATAGGCTCCAGTTTGAGAGGTTCTTGACCAAGGGTGGCAAGGGATACCCAGACATTGATTATGATGTAAGCGATCCAATGACCATTAAAGAACTGCTGGTTAAGGAGTGGGGCGAGAACACTGTTGTCCCAATTTCAAACTGGAACACTTTGCAACTTCGGTCGTTGGTCAAAGATGTATCAAAGTTCTATAACATTCCTTTTGTTGAGGTTAATCCTGTAACCAACAAGATGTTGAAAGAGGCAACTCCGATTGTTAAGAAGTTGCGTGGTCAGTCTGCTGGCATATATGTTCCTACTTGGGAAGAAGTTATGGAACACAGTAGAACCTTGAAAGATTTTTTGCGGAAGTATCCACAAGTAGAAACACACATTAAGAGGCTGGTGGGACAGGTACGCTCTTGTTCACGCCATGCTGGTGGCGTGGTTATTGCCGAAGACCTTGATAAAAACATGCCTTTGATCTATAGCGGTGGAGTGAGGCAAACTCCTTGGGCAGAGGGACAGAACGTTCGTCATCTTGAACCAATGGGGTTCATTAAATTTGACATTCTTGGACTCGCCTCTTTGCGTATGATTGAAGGTTCAATTCGTCATATTTTGAAGAGGCATTGTGGTATCGAAGAGCCAACGTTTGAAGAGATTAAAGCATACTACGACGAACACCTACATCCTGACGTGTTAGATATGTCAGACGAGAATGTTTATAAAAACATTTTTCACCGAGGTCGTTGGGCTGGCATTTTTCAGTTCACAGAGACAGGTTCACAAAACTTCTGCAAAAGGGCAAAGCCCAATAGCATTATTGATCTGGCAGCAGTCACGGCTATTTTCCGTCCCGGTCCTTTGAGCGCAAAGGTAGATAAACATTATATCGCAGCAGTCAAAGACCCAGAGAGCGTTTCTTACATTTGTGACGAGGCTAGGGAAGTTACTGAAGAGACTTATGGATTCCTCATCTTTCAAGAGCAAATTGCATTGCTGGCACACAAGCTTGGTAAAAATATTTCTTTGGATGAGGGGAATATGCTTAGGAAGGTTCTCACCAAGAGAGGCACTGGCAAAGAGGCTAAAGTAAAGATAGCGTTACATGATAGGTTTGTTGAAGGGTGTGTTGAAAAGGGATTGACGGAAGAAGCTGCGAAGACTTTGTGGCAAACGTTTGAGTATTTCTCAGGGTATGGATTCAACAAGAGTCATGCCGTATCATACAGCATTCTATCTTATCAATGTGCATGGTTGCTGAATTATTATTCAGCGGAGTGGATGGCGGCGTTCTTGGACAAGGAGCCAGAGTCTAGAAAAGAAAAAGCGATCAACATTGCCAAGTCGATGGGTTTCAAAATTGCCCCTCTAGATATTAATAAATCTGGCAAGGTATGGGAAATTTCCGAGGATGGAAAGACGCTGATTCAACCACTGACCTCAATTAAGGGCTTGGGTGATGCAGCAATGGAACAAATTATTAAAAATCGCCCCTTCGCATCCATTGAGGATTTTATCTTTAGTGAAGAGATTATTTATAGCAAGCTGAACAAGAAGGCGTTGGATGTGCTCACCCGAAGCCAAGCCTTGAACACCTTGGTGGATGATAGGTTTACCGGACTCAAACACTTCTGGTCGTCCGTGGCTGTAGATCGACCAAGAACTCAATCTCATCTGGACACCAATATTAAACGGTATGCGGCTGAGGGAGATTTCACCGACGAAGAAAAGATAGAATATCTTGTGAACTTATCTGGGGTTTTTCCAATGAACTTAATTATGGATCAAGCAATCCAAAGTCAACTAGACCATCACTGTGTTCCACCCTTGGGAGAATACGATCCTGCTTTGGGTGTGTGTTGGTTCGTACCAAGGGAAATTATTCCGAAGAAAACGAAACACGGAAAAACTTATTGGATCGTTACAGTTGTAGACTCGTCAGGAATCTCTACAAACATTAAATGCTGGGGGGTGAACCCTGAGAGGGATGTTCTACACGTCAACCACCCTTACATGGCAAAGCTAGAATATGATGAGCAATGGGGATTCAGCACCCGCAGCCTGAAACATAATTTTAAACTATTAGGATAGGAGAAACAGAATGATTATTGAATATAGTAGAGTAAGAGAGAACGTTACCCCACCAGTGCGAGCGAATCCCAGTGATGCGGGGCTGGATGTATTTTTCTCACCAGAAGACGGTGAACGTTTAGAGATCACGCCCGGTAGAAACAGGCTGTTGCAGACTGGGTTGAGGTTTGGTATTCCACATGGCTTTATGTTACAGGTAATGAACCGTTCGGGGATGGCAGCAAAGCGAGACTTGATTGTTGGGGCACACTGTATTGACAGTGGCTACGATGGTGAAGTGTTCATTGATTTGCATAACATTGGCACAACTCAACAATATATTGAGCCGGGTACAAAGATTGCTCAATTGGTGATGGTGCCGACCGTGCATTTTAGAGCGTTAGAGACGCACAATGGAGACTTATATGGTTGGGAAACTATTACGATGAGCAACCGGGGCACGGGCGCACTAGGAAGTACGGGAGAATAATGTCTAAGAATAAAATAAAAAGAAACAACCAGAAGCGGATCAACAAAGATAAAAAGTTGGCTGAGAAGGAAATGGAACAGAAGCTCAACATGTTCGACAAGATCGATGACGAATGTTTGAACTGTCAAATTACGTTTGATAAAAAAGACCGGAGCATGGTGGAGTCTTGGCGTGTTGTCGTCAGAGAAAAAGAAGGAAAAGTAAACTTGTATTGTCCAGACTGTTGGAAGTTGGCTCAAAAAATTGTAGCGGAGGTACTTGGTGGACAAGAAGACACTAAAAGTAATGTTTAGTTCAGAGAACGACGGCTGGGCAACTCCGCAAGGCTTTTTTGACGAACTCTCCCAAAGGTATAATTTTACTTTAGATCCCTGTGCAACAGACGCCACAGCAAAGTGTGAAAAATATTTTACTAAAGAAGATGATGGTCTGGCTCAAGACTGGTCTGGAAATTCAGTATTTATGAACCCTCCATATGGTAGGGGCATCGCCAAGTGGATTAAGAAGGCATATGAAGAGGGACAGAAGCAAAAAACAGTGGTGGTATGCTTGATCCCATCCCGTACCGATACTAAGTATTGGCATGAGTATTGCATGAAGGCACATGAAATACATTTTATTAAAGGCAGGTTGAAGTTTGGCGACAGCAAAAACTCTGCACCGTTCCCGTCTGCGGTGGTTGTGTTTAGACCAGAACTGACGGCTCTATATGGTGGGAATTACCCAAAAATATATACTATAAATTCAAAAGGAATAAAAAATGAGCATATATCTTAACAAAGAAGCATTGGCTTATCAAGACGTGTTGTTGGAACCACAATACAGCGACATTAACTCTAGAGAAGAAATTGATATTGGGAGCGATCTAGATGAAAAACTTCACTTGGAGCTTCCTATTATTGCAAGCCCGATGGATACAATTTCTGAATCTAATATGGCGGCGGCAATGCACTCAAGTGGTGGCATGGCAATTATCCACAGGTATATGTCTGTTGAAGACCAGTGTAAGCACATTGAGTGTCTTCCACAAGATGCTGTTGTCGGTGCGGCTATTGGCGTCACGGGCGACTATAAAGAAAGAGCACAGGAGTTAGTTCGTGCTGGTGCAAGCTTATTGTGTATAGATGTTGCACACGGGCATCACTCGCTAATGCAGAATGCACTAATTTTTTTGCGGCAAAAATTTCCAGATTTTCATATCATGGCTGGCAACGTTGCGACACTTGAAGGATTCGACGCTTTAGCAGAGTGGGGCGCAAACTCCGTTCGATGTAATATTGGCGGTGGAAGTATTTGTACCACAAGGGTCCAAACGGGGCATGGCGTACCGGGTCTTCAAACTATTTTTGATTGTGCCCGTTCTGAGTGGACAGGCGACGTAAAGATTATTGCCGATGGCGGGATTAGAAATGCTGGCGATGTAGTGAAAGCTTTCGCAGCAGGAGCAGATTTTGTTATGGTCGGCTCCCTTTTGTCAGGAACGGATCAGTCGCCGGGAAAACTTCTTAAAACTCCAGATGGAAACTTTAAACAGTATCGTGGAATGGCAAGTAGGGACGCTCAAATGAATTGGCGAGGAAAATCAAGTTCTCCAGAGGGCATTTCAAGTATGGTGCCTTGGAAGGGCGATGTAACTAAAATCCTTCAAGAAATGAAGGGCAATATTAAGTCTGGGTTTTCTTATACTGGCGCAAGATCAATGTGGGAACTCCAAAGTAAGGCAGTGTTTATTCGCCAGACAGATGCGGGTCAGGCTGAAAGCTCAGCGCATATTTTAAAAAGGTATCGCTAATGGCATATGGGGAGATAAATAAAAGAGTTGTGTTTTATGAAACAGACAAAAGACACGCCGATTTGAAGATTAAGCTGCATTACGATAGAATAAAGCAAGGAGAGTTTTTTAGATTTTTAATAAGTGGTTATTTGGAAGAAAATCCAGAAATAATCAAGTATATTAGTGAATGCAAAGAGAGGCATGAGCGTCAAAGTAAACGACAACAATCAGTCATTAAAAAGGAACGTGCCGAAGCCACAGAGATTCAAAAAAAGTTTGGCTTGAATGAGAATGAGATTGAAACAATTTTTGATATATTAGAAAAAGAAACTGGTATTTAAAGGAGAATGAGATGAGAGAATGTGCTAAATTATGTAGGAAGCTGGATGTGTCCTGTCCAAACAAAGATTGCCGACAATGGCTAAATTATGAGGACGACCTTAACTGCACTCTTATTGCTGTTAAGAAACATGGATCGATGACGCTCCGAGAAATTGCAAAACGAGAAGGGATTAGTTTTCCAAGAGTTAAGCAAATTGAGGACGCAACACTAATTAAGATTAGAAAAGCCTTAGCGAAGAACGATAAAGGCACTTTTTAAGTGACTATCTAATTATTAAAGGTTAAGAGACAATTTCCCGCCTTTTCGCAGTCGGGGAACTATTTATAGAATGAAGAAAGACAAGTTTTTGTTAACTTGAAACATTAATGTTAGGAGAAAATAACAATGAGTAAGAAGAAACTTCTAGAAGAGAACACGATTCGTCGCATGATGAGGCTAGCAGAGATCGATACATTTAGTGATCGATTTTTCGAGGATGACGCAGAAGAGGAACTTCCCGGTGAAGATCCTATGGCTGCTGATGCCGAAGCTGAAGAGCTACCGGATGAAATGGGTGCTGAAGAGCTACCCGATGAAATGGGTGGTGCTGTTGATGTTGCCGAAGAAGATGTTGTCGCAATTGTAGATGCAATCGCAAAGGCTGTATCTGATGTAACTGGCGTACCTGTCAGCACATCTGGTGATGCTGGTGGTGAAGAAATGCCTGCTGAAGATCCGATGGGTGGTGAAGAAATGCCTGCTGAAGATCCGATGGCTGCTGCTGAAGATCCGATGGGTGGCGAGGAAGAGCCTCCCGCTAGACGATACGAAGCTAAGCATGATGATGAAGACGACGAAGAGCCTGTAACTGAATCTGATGACGACGACGCCGATGGCGACGACGATGACGACTTGGTGAAAGAGGTTGCTCGACGTGTCGCTGCTCGTCTTGTACGAGAAGCCGAAGCATCACGCAGCAGACGCAATGAATCACGCACTAAGCGTACTAAGCGACCAACGCCAACACGTTCCCGTAAAGCTACCCGAAGCACTAAAGCAAAGCGACGAAAGTAAAGGAAGACTTGTCTTTCTACTTTCTCCTTTTTTCGTTGTGAGTGATGGTCAATGGGAAGAAAAATCGACGGCGGTGGTGTACCCATTTCAGGTGGGCAAGCACTAAACGCATACAAAGTTCTGCGTGACTCATTATATGAGACTTACGGCACAAGAATAAGAACAAAAGATCACCCACTTATGAAACTCATAGGTGGGCTTTTGTTTTTTAATAAGAGGTTCCTCACGAACTTCATAACAACCGTTTATCCTCATGTTTATTATCCAGTTGCAGACAAAAAGATGTTTGAGTTGTTGGATGCCAAAACTCTTACCGACGAAGAGAAACTGAAAGCAATCGGTGGGCACTATAAGTCTATAGACCCAGAGAAGTATAAAGAGTGGGGCGACCTTGAAGCGTTGGGTACGGCAAAGGTGCGTGGCTGCATTCTTGTTTTGGCTCATGAAGGTGTGCATTTGGCAGATGCGGCATCGCATGGTAATGTTCTATTTTCTTTACTGTATCTATCGCCTCAGATTTTGTCAACCCTTTCGCTAATGTCTATATTATCAATTTGGTTTAGCCCTTGGTGGTTGGCATCGTTGGTTTTTCTGCTGAACTTGACGCCGGGAATTCCGAGTCGGCATAGATCACGTTTTGAAATGCGTGGCTATGGAATCAATCTTCTTGGACTACATGTTGTCCACGGCTTACCTTTAAAAAACATTGCGCCGATTCAAATTACGGTAAAGAACTTTCTAAGTGCGAATTATTATTACATGGCAGGTGCCGAGTGGTATAACAACGCTATTGGAGAAATGAGTGGGAAACATACCTCGCCAAAAGAAATGGTTGAGGAACATTTTTCAGAAGTGATGACCTGTTTGAAGATGGAAAATGCACTAGATCACGATGAGTTTGATTTGCTTTTAGACGCACTGGAAAAGACAAAATAATGGATTTTCCTTGGTATATCATTATATTTTTTGTGGGATACTTGGTTGGTAAGACTACTTCCAGTCTATTTACTACAGGAGCCGCAATCAGGACAATGACTATCGCACAAATCCAAGCAATAAGGTTACTGAGAGACTGTATGACCCACTATGGAAGAATGAGATATTGGCACGAAGCTTATGCAGCCACGATAGACGAGGCTCAGGATATTTTAAAAAAGACCATCAATAATCCAGACGGGATCGAGGTTGAATTGCTGAGTGGCGAAAAAACACGAATAAGAATAAACGCCGAAGATGCAGATGGGATCGCAACGCTGTGGGCTAATCCAAGAAAAGAAGAACTTAAGGGTGTTTGGAATTTAAATAATTATGCGCTTATTGAGTACAAACAGTCATCGGCGGCACTAATTAAGTCAGGTATGCAACCATATGAGCATATGGTCCAATGGGATACATTTAGTGATGCTATGAATTGGTTGGCTGTGCATGAATTAGAGATTAATAAAGCTAAAAAGACTTTGGAGGAACAAAATAATGGCAAGTGATATAACGCTGCAAACAATGAAACAACTTATTAAGGAGGCACTGGAGGAACAGGGGAGTTACTTTCTAGAGTATCCTGAGTTGTTGTCAGAGAAAACTATTAGGAAAAACAAGCACCCATTCAAGGCTCTTTTTGTCTTGGGACCAGCGGGTTCAGGTAAAAGTTTTATTTCTGGACAGATTGGAATTTCTGCCCCTATGGGGTTTGAAGACTCCAACCCAGATGTTGCAATTGAAGATGTATTCCCAGCCTTCGGAGTTTCTTTAAAGTTTGCTACTAAATCACAAGATCCCGACCTTTTTAAAGTTCAACAACAGTCGAGAAAAATCTTTCAGAACGGAGTTCGCAACCGAACAATTAATTTTTTGGCTACTGGCACCCCACTCATTTTTGATACTACGGGAGAGGGCGTAGAGTGTCCAAAGGACAGTCCCGACTGCGATGATGCGGAGAAAGGTTTAAAAATAATCCCCAGAATAAAAGAATTGCAGGCATGGGGATATGACGTTGGTGTGCTTTTGATTAATGTGCCTCCGAGCGTGTCAGTTGATCGAGATCAGAACCGAGATAGGACTGTGGGTGCCGAGATGACTGATGAAATTTCTCAGGACTATCAAGAATATGTTGTCCGAGGACGAGGTTATCACAAGGCTCTTGCCAACACTGATGCAAAAATATTTGGTGCCGACGACGAAAAGACCGGAGGCATTTATCCAAACGTATTTGATTTAAGAGATGGTTCCTTGCTGCCCGGTATGCACCCAGATGATATTGAACAAATTCAGCCGGGAGGTTATACATCGGAGGAAGCTGGTGCGCTTTTGTCGAAGCTCCGTGGAGAATTAGAGCAGTGGCTCCAGCCACAGGTGGTAGAGAATCCTGTCGGTCAAGACTTCTATAATGCTATGAAGGCAATGGTGAGTTT